CCATCCTAATACTCTTATAAATTCCTATATAAACCTTACAGCAGATTTAATAGCCAACACACCTCCTTCAGGTACTTTACAACCACCAAATGGAGCTGTAACTCAAAATGAAGCTAAGCAACAAACTGCTCCACAAGGATCAGTTAATCCTAATACCATAGCAGCTACTCAATCTACAGGAACTGCAGGCACTACTAATTTACAAGGAACCGATGTATTAAGATATAACACATATTACTTACTTAAAAGTATTTCTAACGTATTTACTTTTAGTGGTACTTCTGGTTCTTTATTTACACCTGAAGACAGACAAACTTTACAATTAATACCAGGCATTGGGAATAATCTAAACATACTAGATGATTTTATAGGTATTACAAAAAAGTATACAGATTACAGACAAATAAACAACGCTCAACTACAAGCAATTGTACAGAAGGTTAATTTGCTAAGAACGATCTGTGTTACTGTAAATAATCTAAATTTTAATAATGCCTTAGTAACAGCTGCAACATTTCTACCAAATGACATACGCAGTCAAATTCAGCAGATAAGCAAGTTCTTAGATCCAAAACAACTAATACCCACCTTAAAACAAATTAATGCAGCTGTTCAGTCATTCATTTTGATTGGAAAACAAATACAGGGAATATTAAAACTAGGGCAACTTCTAATCAAGTTAGTATTATTGTTTAATAAAGTATATAAGTTTGTACTTACTTTTCTTACTAAACTACCCCTTCCTAATCAATTTACGACAACTGGTATAACTAATACTTTTAGTCAAGCTACTCAAGCAGCTAAAAATGAAAGTGATGGTTTAACCATTCTCCTAAAAGCTATTAACGCTCTATTATCCGTCGTAGTTAACTTTATTAGATACTTACTTGCAAGCGCAAATGAAATTTTAGCAAGATTACAAAAGCTACTTACAACTTTAGAAGGTTGTGATGCTATGAAGAATTCGGATGTTGTAGCTCAACTGAGACAAACTTCCAACGACTTAGAGAACTTGCAAAAAGAATTAGCGACTTACGTAATATCCTACGATCTTCAAACTAGTCCAACAACAACTAATTTTCAAGGCTATACTATTAACGTAGTTCCTGAAGAAGTATCCTCTGCGGTAATTTATCCACGTAGAAGAGGTATAGCTTTGGATCAATATGGTGAAATTGTAGCACAATCAGATCTAACTTTTGCTACTGATACTCAAGTAATTATAGCTGAAGTACAGCAAAAACTCGTATCTTTAAAACTTGCTAAACCAAGTTATGGAGCAGTGGATGCAAGTAGCCTAGCTGTAATAAACATCTCTTTAGGCTTTTTAGACACTAATGACGTCCAGCAAAATGACCTGAATCTTCCAGTAACATCCTTAGATGCACCAAATAACTTAGACGAAAATAGTGGTTTAGGTCTAAACGCATTTGTAAATAACTTAAAGGGTGGAAGAGCATTGAGAAGAAGAACAAGATCAGCTCTTGACAACGCTAGTCAAAACCTTAAATCCCAAATATCAGGAGAAACTACGGCTGCAAAGCAATCTGTAACCGGAAGTACTGGATAAAAACAAATAGTCAAAATATTTATAAACATATGGCAAAGTTAGATTTATTAAGAAAATTAATCCGTGAGGAAGTCAGAGGTGTCTTCCAAGAGGAACTCGCTGGCATTCTAAAAGAGGCTATTATAGCTAATAAAGGTACTCAAACTATCGTAGAATCAGCAAAACCAAGACCAGCATCGCCTGGTACTTTAAATAGACAAGCTCCTAGAGCTATTGCTCCTGTATTGAAGCCTGGCAATCCATTAAACAGTATTTTAGCTGAAACAGCTAGATCAATGTCTCCTGACGAATTTGGAGATTTAAATGGACAGCCAATAGAAAGAGACACTCCTATTGTAGAATCGGTGGGAGATATGTTTGCAAATGCAAGAGGAAGTTCTAGTGTTGAAGCAGTTCAAATTAACGCTGTACCAGACTTTACAGCCTTAATGAGTAAAATGAAAGCAAACGGCGAAATTTAATGGCATACGGCTTAAAAAATATCAACGTATTAGATTTAAGACCTTCAACCGGGGTTGGAGTTGCTTTGCCTTTCAGTACACCCGCAGTCTTTCAAACCGTGTATACAACGAAGGAACAGCTTAAATACAACCTGATTAACTTCTTACTGACTGATAAGCGCGAAAGAATATTTAACGCGAATTTTGGCGGTAATATAAGGAGACAGCTTTTTGAGCAAATAACAGTAGAAACTGTTGATAACTTAGATACTCAAATTAGATCAGGAATAGCTCAATACTTTCCAAATGTAATTATCACAAAACTAACATTTGGTGGTAATGTTGCGCAGAATGAACTAATAATAAATTTTTCGTATACAATAAATAATACGGGTGAATCCGATAACGTAATACTAAACCTAAATGGCCAATAAGAATATAACATATTTAAATAAAGATTTCACGTCGTTTAGAGATTCTTTGATTCAATACGCCCAAGCGTATTATCCAACATCCTATAACGACTTCTCAACTTCGTCTCCAGGAACTATGTTCATTGAGATGGCTTCTTATGTTGGCGATGTATTGTCGTTTTATTTAGATAATCAAGTTCAAGAGAACTTCTTAGAGTATGCAAAGCAAACTAATAACTTATTTACTTTAGCTTATATGTTTGGCTATAGACCTAAAGTAACATCAGCAGCTATCGTTAACTTAGATGTGTATCAACAGCTACCAGCTTCTGGTGCTAGCTACGCCCCTGATTTTAACTATGCGATGGTTGTTTCTGATGGCTTACAAGTAAAGTCAAACGTCAATGGTACAAATTACTTCTATACTCCTAATATAGTAAACTTTAATAATTCATCTTCAGCAGACCCGACCGACATATCTGTTTATACTACTGTAAATGGTAATCCTAACACTTATTTACTTCATAAAAAGACTCAAGCAATTTCTGGACAGGTAAAGACTACAACTCTTACTTTTGGTGCTGCCCAACAATTTCCTATCCAAACTATCCAGGATACTAATATAATTGAAATCTTAAACGTAGTTGATAGTAGTGGTAATATTTGGTATGAAGTACCTTATTTGGCTCAAAACTATATTTTAAAAGCTGTACAGAACACAGCCGCTAATTATCCTCAGTTATATCAACAGGCAAACCAAGTTCCGTATGTCCTACAAAGACAGTATGTGAATAATAGATTCGTTTCTAGATTTACAACTACGTCTACTCTAGAATTAGAGTTTGGTGCTGGAGTACAAGCTGTATCAGGAACGCTTCCTAATCCTTTCAATGTAGGTATTGGAACTGTAAACGGTCTTAACTTATTAAACACAGCATTTGATCCAACCAACTTTGTTGTCAATAATTCCTATGGTGTAGCACCCGTAAATACTACTTTAACAGTTACTTATTTAGTTGGTGGTGGAGCTACAGCAAATGTTGGTGTAAACGAACTAACACAGATTGTAACAAGCAATGTAACATTCCCTAACCCAACCAACGCAACACTACAAAACAATATCCAAGGAACCTTAGCAATTAACAATACTACACCAGCAATCGGTGGCGGTGATGGCGACTCCCCAGATGGTATTAGGTTAAATACTTTAGCTGCTTTTCCTTCTCAGATGAGAGCCGTGACGCAACAAGATTATCTTGGTGTTGTATTAGGTATGCCTGCAAAGTTTGGTCAAGTTGCAAAAGCTTATGTTACCAAAGACAATGCTATTTTTGCACAATACTTAGTAGGTAAGCCAGGAGAAAATAATCCTTTAGCAACTTCAATTTACTTGTTGACATACAATACTGACGGAACATTTACAACACCAGGAACAGCCTTGGTACAAAACGTTCAAACTTACCTAGACGACTATAGAATGTTGACTGATACTATTTTATTGAAGCCTGCTTATATAATTAATATTCAAGTAAGTTTTAATATAATAACATTACCAAACTATACTCCAAGAGCAGTTTTAGCAGATTGTATTTTAGCTCTACAGACTTATTTTGCTAGAGGAAACTGGCAAATAAACCAACCAATTATATTGTCTGACGTTTATTCAATGTTAGATCAAGTAGCAGGAGTACAAACAGTACAGTCTGTTAATATTACAAACATAGCTGGAACCTCAACAGGCTATTCTCCTTATAGTTATGACATATCAGCAGCAACATTAAATAACGTTATTTATCCTTCTTTAGATCCAAGTATCTTTGAGGTTAAATACCCTAACACAGATATTCAAGGACGTGTAGTAACAATGTAATAATATGGCAGTATACAATATATTCGCATCAGCAGATGCATCGCTTTATTCTCTTTACCCTGCAAAAAACACAGGTAGAGATCCTATACTAGAAGTATCTGTAAGAAACTCACAAGTAGGCGTTGGTTATCTTGGTCAAGTACCTTTAACCGAAAACCCTTACTACAGCTACGAATTATCTCAGAATGCTAACTATACTGATACCCAATTCTTTTTTCCTACAACGGACATAAGAAGAGCTGTTTTGCAATTTTCTCCAAGTGACGTATCTACTTTATATAGCTTTGTAACTCAATCTATAAGTGGTGCTTGGTCTGCAAGCTTACATATGTTTTTAGCTGATGCTTCTAACTTAAGTACAACGTATTCTTTGCAGGCATACGCTGTAACAGAGTCTTGGTCTATGGGTACTGGAATGTATGCAAATACTCCACAAGTGACTAATGGGGTTAGCTGGACTTATACTGGAGCTTCAGGTAGCTCAACTCCTTGGACTAATCCAGGAGGCGACTATACAACTAGTTTAAGTGGTAGTCAGCAATTCGGCTACATGTCTAATAAAGACATTAATATGGACGTTACAAATGTTGTAAATGCTTGGTTTAGTGGTTCTACTAACGGCTTTTATAGCATGATAGTAAAGCATCCAAACTACGTAGAGCAAAGTACTGGATCGTTTGTAGAGTTAAAATTCTTTTCGGTAGATACACACACAATCTATCCACCAACAATTCAGTTTAAGTGGAATGACGCTTACTATTTTCCAGCAGCAAATGCAAACTATGTTCTAGATGATGAGATTACTGTAACCTTGGCAAACAATCCTGGACAGTTTAAACAGAACCAGATTTATAAAATGAGAACTGCAGTAAGGGAAACCTACCCTGTAAGACAATTTACAACTCAGTCTGTTTATTTAAACGCACTTTATTTATCTCAGCAGAGTTATTGGGCATTACAAGATGTAAAGACGCAAGAAATGATTGTTGACTTTGATCCTCTATATACAGCTTTAAGTGCAGATAGCGTAAGTAATTATTTTACTTTATACACAAGTGGGTTGG